TTACCACATCGAAACGGCGCATGCAGGCGGGGTGTTGCCGACGGTAGCCGAGGCCGATCAGCCGCCTGTCCTCGTGTGGGACCTCGATCCTGTAGAGATCGACGCGACCTCGGCGATGGACAGGAACGGCTCAGTGGCAGAGTTAGGCGCCGTAGCTGAGGCGAAGCGAGCTATGGCACAGATCCTCGCTGGTGGCCGCGTGCCGGCTACTGAGTGCAAACGTCAGATTCGTGAATCGACAGGCGTGACCAACGAAACATCGCTCGTGCGTGCTCGTCGCGAGCTCGGGGTGCGAGTACGTAAAGAAGGTTTCGGTGCCCAGGGAGCATGGTTCTGGGAGTTCGCTCCCAAAGACTCTCGCGCGCGCGCGCGCGTATTACCCATACCAGCATTGGAGGCTATGGTGTCTTTGCCCTCGGTCGATCCCTCCATAGATATGAAGATTACAAAGAAACTAATCTAGGTAATCGCGCGCGCGCGCGCGAGAGTCTTTGTCGGAAGTGTGGGGGCGAGCTATCGCCTGGGCTTGAAAGGATCGGGCTCCACTACGAATGCACGATGCCCTACAAGGAGGACTGGTGACCCGAGACAAAGACCACTGCATGGTGTGTGGCCGGCCCTACGCCGAGCACACACCCGAAGAACGGGCCAGCGGCTGCAAGCGATGACAAAAAGAGAACGTATGCCCAACCTACCCACGCTGAGCGTTGCCCATGAGGTACGGGCCATCGCTCAGGAGTTGATCCGCGAGCACCATACGCACCTGCTCGACGCCAACCTGCTATACATGTTCACCGACCAGAAACGCAAACGCTGTGATCGTGTTCGCCTCGGTTCTGCGGCCAAGATGAACGCCATGCAGCGGTTCCTGGCCTCAGGCATGGATTCGGTCGAGGACGGTCCTGACTTCGTGATCCTGATTGACTCAAACGAATGGTCAGGATTAGGGAATGCCGCACGTCATGCGCTGGTCGACCACGAGCTCAGCCACTGCGCCCTGTTCGTGAACAATACGGATCCTCCGACATGGCGTCGTATAGAGCCCGGAGAAAACTCAGAGGATTTCATTGACCAGCGCTGGGGGATGCGGGGGCATGACATCGAGGAGTTCGCTTCGGTCTTGGCAAGACATGGATTCTGGAAGGCTGATCCCGCAGAGCAGCAGTTCAAGGTGATCGCACTTCAACTCGCCTTGCCGAAAGACGGTGCGGTCAACACCAGTGCCAGCAATCCGAATCCGCTGAAGGACAAGAACCGATGACCTCAAACGGCCGGCGGCTGATCCTCAGCGTTGAGCACTGGGACGGTCAGTCTCACCAGCTCGTCGGTCGTTCAGCCTTCATCGTCGCCTTCGTCCTGGCCAACGCCGATCGTGTCAACGTGGCTCCCCGCGGTCATCTCACCTTCAACTGGGACGGCCCAGCCCTGCGTCCCGAGTTCCTCGAGGCGTACCCTCACGTCAACACCAACAACTCTTAACGCTCTCTCCTATTAGTCCTATAGACCGACCAGTCGGTATTTCCTCCCTAGCTCGACCTTGCGGTACACTCCCACGTAACCGACCTACCAGGAGTTCTCCTGAAGGCCAGCCCTCTCCCACGATGGCTGGCTTTTTTTATGCCTGCCGTAAAAAGCGATGAAAAGCGTGATCACAATGGACGATTCAAACCTGGCGGTGCTCCAAAATCGCCCGGTCGCCCAGCCATCGCCCGCGACTTCCGCGAGTGGTGTCAGGACATCTTGCAACATGGCGATGGTCGGCAGGTGATTGAAACAATGCTCAAGGCCGAAGGCGAGGATCGCCGGTTTGCTGTGCGGATGATCGTCGAGTACGCCTACGGCAAGCCGCAGCAGCATATGGATATCACTACCCTCGGCGAGACGATCAAAGCCTACGTCGGCGTCGACCTCGAACGCGTGTGACCGCTGCTGAACTGGCCCGCCCAGCCCAAAAACCGTACACGCCTTACGGCGCGATCGAGACGATGTTCTATGACCACGCCCCCGAGCTGATCGTCTCCGGGCCAGCTGACACCGGAAAATCTCGCGGCATTCTCGAGCGGATGTACCTGCTCGCCTCCAAGTATCCACGCTCTCGCATGCTGATGACTCGCAAAACTCGCGCCAGTCTCACGGAATCCGCGATGGTTACCTTCGAACGCTACGTGGTCCCCGACCATTCACCGGTGCTGCAAGGCCCGCAGCGGGAGCAGCGCCACGCTTACCGCTTCCCCAACGGTTCCGAAATCGTCACCGGCGGCCTGGGCGACGACAAGGAAAAAACGCGCATCATGTCCACCGAGTACGACCTGATCTACGTCCAGGAGGCGCGCGAGATCAGCGAGTCTGAATGGGAGGAATTGTCCACCCGCTGCTCAGGTCGCGCCGGCAACATGCCATGGCACCAGCTGCTCGGCGACACGAACCCCGACGCCTCGAGCCACTGGATCAAGCAGCGCCATTCCCGCGGTCAACTGAAGCTGCTCGAGGCGCGCCATGCCGACAACCCGGCCATCACGCCGGAACGCCTCGCCGTGCTGGACGCACTGACCGGTGTGCGGTACAAACGCCTCCGGCTTGGACTCTGGGTAGCTGCGGAAGGGGTCATCTATGACGGCTACGATCCGGCGGTACATCTGGGTACTTGGAGCATCGGCACTGATTGGGATCGCTGGCTCAGCATTGATTTTGGCTATTCGGACCCGTTTGTCTGTCAGTGGTGGGCTCGCGATTCGGACGGCCGACTCTATCGCTACCGCGAAATCTACCAGACGCAGACGCTTGTCGAAGACCACGCGCACCGCATACGAGAACTATCTGCGGGCGAAACGATCCATGCGATTGTCTGCGACCATGATGCGGAAGACCGCGCCACGCTCGAACGACATCTGCGATGCACCTGCGTCGACTGGCCAGCCGTCGAACTCGGAACCACCGCCGCCCGAAAAGATGTCAGTCCAGGCATCCAACTGGTTGCAGCTCGTCTACGTCTCGCGGGCGACGGACGGCCGCGTATCGCCTACTTGGCAGGAGCAAGGATCGGGCGGGACGCTGCCTTAGCCGAACGCAAACTGCCAACCTGCTCGGAGGAAGAGTTCGAGTCCTACGTCTGGGACAAGGCCCAGGCAAAAGTCAACCCGGACGGCACGGCCCTGGCTGAGAAGCCGCTGAAGCTCAATGACCACGGCATGGACGCCACGCGGTACATGGTGGCGCACTTCGACTTCCGCAAGCCTGGCTGGGACATCATCAATCAGACCGTGGCGCTGTCATACGGAGACGAGTCACAGCCCATGCGTAGCCCAACCAGTGTGTATCGGACCCGCACCCCCGATGACGTGGCTGAGCAACGCCGTAGAGCCTTCGAGGCCATGCTGACAGGCGAGAACGATGGCTGACACGCCGGTTCCTACGCCGGCACAGATGGCGCAGCTCTGGCGGTCCCGCTACCAGGAGATGCAAGAGACGCGGAGTCGCACCAAAGCCGTACGTGACTGGCTGGCTGGCAAGGTCGATCCGGTGGTACCGAAGGACTTTGCCGAGGCCGCGAAGATGGGCATCAAGCTGCCGCACGCGGTCACACTGGCGCTCCACACGGTACAGCTGCTGAGTCACAAGCGGCCGCGGCTCCGGCGTGTTGCCATCGGCAAGAGTGTGACCTCGAGGCGAAAAGCATCGGAACTCGAGTTGTGGGTCAACGCGGCACTCGAAACGATTGAGGATCAGCACGGCGATTGGTGGCGGCCACTGGTCGACATGCTCTTCAACCAGGGGTGTGCCGCGGTCCTGTGCTTCCCGAGTCCGGCGGGTTGGGAGAACTGGCCGGAGTTCCTCGACTCCGAGTCGGGCGACGTCCGCAGTCTGTTTGCTCGCAATCGTGACGGACTGGACGCGGAATCGCCATCGGTCAAAGGTAAACTCCAGGTCAACAAGCGTAAGAGCAAGGAAGCGTATGACGAATATCTCGTCGACTGGAAAGCCCGAAACATACCGATTGTTATCCGGGTCATTGGAGTGGATCAGGCAATCCCTGTCCTCGGACCTGGACATCGACTTGATGGCCTTATTGTCCGATCCCAGTATGCGGAAGAGGATCTCCGGGCGCGTGGCTATCGATGGCGATTTGGTGACGGTCACGTGGGAGTTGGACAGGACCCGGATTATCAACGGACCCGAGGGCTCTACCCTCAGTTTACTCTTTACGAACTCTGGCAGCCCGGACGAGTCGTCTACTACATAGGCCAGGGCACGACCGCACCGGCGATGGACGGCAACAACCTGACCATTGCCAACAAGGTGGTGGACGGTACCGAACGTCAGGCGGTGGTGGACCTCGAAGCAGACTTCGGCATCAGCCGGTTGCCGGGCTACTGGTGCTGGGGTGCGAACTTCGCGAGCGAGACGGACCCGGACCTGCGTGGTGTACCGTTCCTATGGCCGTTCCTGAGCGTGTTCGCGGGCATGAACAACCTCGCAACAGCCAAGCTTGCGCACCATTGGGAGTTTGCCTACGGCGGCTGGTTTATTGAGGCCAGCACGGAGGCCCCGCCGGAACTGGTGATGGAGAAGGGCCGCCCCCGCAAGCTGGATGTTCGGCCCATGAAAGCACAGTACGTCGCCGGTAAGGCTACGCCAGCGGTACATCAGGGGGTGAACCACGATTCGGCAGAATTGCTCGAATTGATGATGGGCGCAGTCAAGGAAGAAGGTCCGAACAGTGCCGCGGCAGGTGGAGTTGGAGCTACCTCCGGGCATGATCGTTCGCTTATCCGTGCGATGCTGGAGGACGCGTACAGCGACGTACTGGACGGTGCATTAGAAGCTGCTGAGTTCGTGGGCGAGATGACGGCCGAGATTGGGGATCGGCTGGTGGAGCACTACAAGACCACCGTGCCGGTGTATGTGTCAGTCAGACCCGAAGGCGTCAAGGGAGTGATGCGGCAGGCGCTGGAATTGACGCAGGATATGACGGACGGAGTGTACGACTTCGATGCGGAGTATCCACCGGAGTCTGGTGAGAATCTGCCGTATGCGCAGATGCTCATGCAGTGGAGTATCGAGCACCGCATTCCGTTGCGTCAGGCATTGGAAAAGGGCATGGCCGACGAGTCACCGGATGAGACAATGATCGAGATTCTCGTCGAGCGGTTGCTGTTCGAGACTCCGCAGGGCCAGCAGTATTTGTACGAGCTCGCGGCGCAGGAGATCGGTGACGAACGCATGCGCGAGTTGTTCCAGGCGCAACAGGCTGGCCAGGCGACAGCGGACGGGACGCCGACTGCCGCCTTGCCGGCGCCTGGTGGAGCAGGTGCACCGACCGGGCAGTTGATGGGTGCTGGTCCGATGCCCATCGCGGCGAACTCGGCCGTGGGCGGCATCGTGAGTGGCGGCTTGCAGACGGCTGCGTTACGGCGTGATGCGATGGCTACAATGGCGATGGGTGGCGCTCAGGCGCCGCCACAGGGGTAAAGGAGGGTCGGCAACATGGCCAGAGGCAAGAGCAAGACGAGTCTCGCGGTACGAGAGAATCGGGCGGTGAAGACGTCGAGTGCTGAACGGCAGGGACCATCGGCCCGCCGGTCCGACACCAACCCATCGCCGCAGACACCGCCGGGTAAGCATGGTGTTAGCAACCCGAAGCCGAATGGGCCATTGCACCGTGATGGCGGGGCCACGTTCGCGGTACAGGACAATGCGAACGTGCGGGCGGATCGGTTCCTGAATCCGCCGACGAAGAATGCCAGTCCAGGGAACAACGCGCCGTTCCCGCCGTCGAACCCACCCACCAGTGGTGGGAGAACACCCAGGAGAGGCTAACACGTGGACATTCCGACGATTGTTGAGCGGGTGGCGAACTCGCAGAGCGCGACGGTGTACGTTTCGAAGGAAGAAGCGGGCGAGTTGACCGACGACGACATCAAGACGCTGAATGTGGAGCATGGCATTCTTGCGGTGGAGGACGTGGTGCGGGATGCCTGGGCATTCAGCCGAGGCGTGCCGGAGGAAGTGTTGCAAGCGCACCAGGCGGAGGAGGCACCGGCTGAGGTTGCGGCGGCGCCTGTCGAGATAACCTGATGGAAAACGCGGTCGAGGAACGTACAGGCGTTGATGAAGCGTTGGTATGGCGTCTGTATCGGACCGATGCGATCTCACCGGAGGCCATCCTTACTGCCGCACGCGCGCTGCCTGAGGATGCCTTGTTACTCGCCGACTACGTTGACGAGGCGATGGAACAGGCGTTGCAGGAGGCCGATTTCCACTGTCAGTACAACCCTTTAGATTTGGCCTATCTGATCGCGGGGCCAACGCAACAGGATCGGGCCAAACGCTACCGGCAAGAACAGTATCGGATTATCGGGAGGCCAGCCTGATGCCGCTCACCAAGTCCAAATCCAAGAAGGCGGTTGGGGCCAACATCAAAACTGAGATGGCCGCTGGCAAACCACAGAAGCAAGCGGTGGCCATCGCACTCGATGTGCAGCGCCGAGCTGGAGGTCGCAAAAGGCAGCGGTAGATGGCTGGGCAGAACTCGCAGGACCTGACGCGCCAGACGGTTGATCGCTTCAAGGCGCGAGCTACCGAGTACGCGCGGGGGATTGCGCAACGGATGGGTGCGCCGGCGGCTGGGGTGAAGCTCGACAACGAGCAGATCGTCAAGCTGTGGCAGTTCAGTCCGCATCCGGACCCAGGTGCCGCATTCTCCCAGTTGAAGATGGGCGGCATGTCGGATGGCGAGGCGCTCGATCAGGTTCACCCGTACCGCAGGAAACTGTTTCAAGCGCCGACCGTGAAAGAACAGGTCGACAAGGCCGAGAAAATCAAGGCCATGGCTGAGGGTCAGCAGTCGCCATGAGCATGAATAATCCCTACGCTACGGCGGGTGAGCCGGCCGTCAGTGGACTGGGCACGGGCGGGACCTCGGCAACCGGTGTACCGCCGGTTGCGACTGGAGCGACCACGCCATCTGGCCCGACCGCGCTGAATCTTGACATCACCCAGATCAGAGATCCGCAGACGCGGGAGCTGGTCAATGGACTGATTCAGCAGCAGAGCGGGTACACGACGCAGCTCGGGGCTGCCGCGCAGGCGTATCAGAACGCAGCTGCCCGGATGCAGGGGATGAGCCCGGATGATCCGAACTATCGGTACGCGGTCACCAACGTCGATTCCGCAATGGCGACGTGGACCAGGGCGCAGGAAAACATCATTCGTGGTCAGGAGTCCATCGCCAATACGATCCAGAAGGCGATCGACTCGAAGTCACTGGAGCCGCAATGGCAGGGTCTGGCTGACAAGTACACCGCCGACGCACATTTAGCACAACAGCAGGCTGATAACGCTGCAACGGCGGCACCGGGTGAACGTGCGCTGGTCGTTGCGCAGGCCACGGCGCAGGCAGCCAATGCAGCATTAGCCAGCGCGCAAGCATCGAATCTAGCGGCACTCCAGCCGGCCACGATCACCAATCTGCAAGCACAGGCCAACCAGGCTAACGGCAGTGCCGCGAACCTGATGGCGCAGGCTGGCAAAACCGCGGCCGAGACGCAGAAAGCGCTCATCGACCTGGGCGTCGAGCCTCGGGCAGCCGAAGCCACGACCGGCACGCTCGAGGCCAATCGAGCGATTGCCGAACGCAACTTGGCGAACCTGCCGACGTCCGAGCAAGCCGGGCGGATCACCGAAGCTGGTATTGCTGGGACGCAGGCCACCACGGCGCAGACGCAGGCGAATGTCCTCAAGCAGCAGATGGGCCCGACGTTCGGGTTGCAGCAGCAAATCGACGCCATCAAACAGATCAGCGACCAGATGCGGAATGGTGCCATTCCGCTCGGGACGGACCCGTCGAGTGCGATTCAGAACATGAATGACAGTCTGAACCGCTACCTGCAAGCCACCATCGGCGGGACTACGGTGTCGGCGGCTTCGCAGCAAGCACAGCAGGCCCAGGAGAATCTCAGGCAGCAAGACATTACCCAGCGGCAGCAGGACACCACGTTGCAAGGCCAGGGCATTAGTGGTGCTGCCAGCGCGTTCGGCAGTGCGATCAGTCCGTTGATTGGCGCGGTGAAGGACTTGCCGGCCGGTAGTCAGGCGCTCGGGCCTGCCGCGGCAGCGATGTTTGCTCCGTTCCTGGCAGCCGCGGGCGGTGGCCTGGTCAAGCCTCCTGCTCAGGTTGCTGCCCCGGCGTTACCGCCGTTCATGCAGAACTTTACCGGTGGTGGTGGCGGTGGGCAGGCTCCGCAGACGAGCGCACCGGTGACCATCAATATCGGTGGTGGTGGTGGTGCAGGCGTAGCGCCACCAGCCCCGGCTGGGGCACCTGCTCCAGCCGGTGGCGGGCTACCGTCTTTCATGCAGGGCTCACAGGTGGGCACGCCGGATTTCGTGGACAGTCTCAAACAGGACACCATGAGCAAGATTCAAAACTGGACTGGTGCAGGCTCTAATCTGGCGGGTGCGAATCCGAGCGCGAACTGGGCGGCAGGCTGATGGCAGGCGTTACTCAAGGACAGCGTCTTTCCATCTGGATTACGCCTGATGAACGTGACCAATTGGTGGTCCTGGCACGTGCCGAACGCCGAGGAATCCGGGAGCAGGCTACCTATCTGATAGCACGCGCTCTGGCGCGCGAAGTCCGTAAGCGCCAGCGTGCGCCTAGCGAACAGCGCGACGAGGCAGACTGATGGCAACCTTCAACGTTCAGATGCCGGATGGGTCGGTCCGACAGGTGCAAGGTACGACGCTATCCGCGGCGATCAACAATGCTGGCGCGGGCGCCAGCGCACCATCAGCAGCACCAAGCCCGGCACCGGCAGCAGCGCCGAGCGCGCCTGGCCCGCTGCCGCAGACCACGGCAGACAATCCCTACGGTGGGGCACAGGGTCAGTGGTCGACGATCAATGGTCCACGTACCGTGCCGCAAATGGCCGCCGAGCTTGCCGCGGCGAACTATGGCGGGGCGACTGATCCCGGCAGCATCCTGGCCGCGTACCAGCGCACGACGGGCGGTTCTGTAGGACCAACGAGCGCGGCACCGGGAATCAGCTCGCCGGCGGTGAACGCGGGCGGTGTGTCAACCACGTTTGATCCATCCGGTCTGCTGGGTCAGATCAACACGACGCTGGGCAATTTCAGTGCTCAGGCATCGGGTGTCACCCAGGCCGAGCTCGCCGAGAAGAAGCGCCAGTTTGACGAGACGCTCACGCGTCAGATGGAGATGTGGCGGCTGCAAGGCCAGCCAATGCTGGTCATCCAGCAGCGGGCCGCGGACCTCGCTGAGCAGGAGTTCGAGTCGCAGAAGCAGCTCGCGCAGCAGACACAGGCACTGGCTACGGCTGGCGTGACGGGCATGTATCAGGGCGCACCGACGATGCAGGCGCAACAGCAGGCATTCGCACAGGAACAGGCGCGCGCGGGGCTGGGCTTGCAGTATCTTCAGTCGGCGGCAGCGCTGGGCGGTCCTGAGAACGTCTTCCAGCAGAGCAACTTCTACCGTGGTGCGCAAGGCAATCCGCAGGTGCCGGCGTTCTTGCAGAACCTGGCCAGCAATACCCGCATGCCGGTGTTCCAGGCAACGGGCACGCCGGCCAACGTGCTCAGCGCGGGCAGCATTGCCAATCAACTCACTGGCGGTGGTGGCGGCGGCGCGGGATTCAATCCGCAAGCTGCGCTTGGTGCGATCCAGGGCGTGAGCAACGCTGGCGCGCAGAGTCTAGCGCCGGGGTCGCTCGAACGCTTGACGCCCGATGAGTTGGCTGCGTTTGGCTCGGGTCTGAAAGCCGTCGGGAACTCGCTGCCGGCGTTCATGCAGCAGTACTCGGCCTCGAGGCTGGGCCAATCGGCACTCGGCGGGGATATCGGGCTGGCAGCGTAGCGTGTGGTCAACGTATACCTCAGCGGGCAGGATGCACGGAACGCGGCGGCCGATCTGTGGCAGCAGGATCAGCTCCAACGAGTCAACGACCAGTACGCGCCACCCCCGCAGCCAGCGCCTGAGCCTGCGCAGGCCATACCTCCACCTGCGCCGGTAGAAGCGGCGGGAGGTCAGGGCAGCAGTCTCCCCCCATCCCCTGCTGTCGGGCCGGCAAGGGCGACGCCGGTTCCTCCCGCCGCTGTAACCCCCAATCCCACGCCGGATCGCAACGACATCGCCGATCAGTGGCAGCGTGGCGCCATTGCTGACGCGTGGGAGAAGAACGCGCTCAGCGACGTGTACAAGGGCGTAAGCCAGGCAGGCCAGGGCGTGCAGACGGCCCTGTCACAGGTGCCGCAGCAGGCACAGGGCCTCACTTCAAATCTGAGCGCGTTACCAGGTGCTCAGCCGACACCACCCGCTCAGCCCACGCCTGGCGCGATTGCAGGGCCTACGGCGCCGGTGACCGCGCCATTGCAGGCACCGGCGCCGCAGGCGGGCGGGGACCTTCAGACGTACGCCCGGCAGGCGGCACAGCGGAACGGTGTCGATCCGGACATCTTCCAGCGGCAGATTCAGCAAGAATCGGGCTTCAATCCGGGCGCGCAGAGCCCCGCCGGGGCTCAGGGGATCGCCCAGTTCATGCCGGCCACGGCTCAGGGCATGGGCGTCGACCCGAGTGACCCCTACGCCAGCCTGGACGGCGCCGCGCGACTGATGAAGCAGCATCTCGATCGCTATGGTGGCGACTACAGCAGGGCATTGGCGGCCTACAACGCGGGCCCTGGCAACGTGGACAAATACGGTGGCGTGCCGCCATTCGCCGAGACGCAGACGTATATCAAGAACATTCTCGGCGGCGTAGGTCAGGCGGCGACGAACATCGGTCAACAGCTCGCCTCGACGGTCCAGCCGATCGCCAAGTCAGCCGAGGACTGGCTGGCCATTGCCAAAGAACAGCTCGGCAAGCCGTACATCTGGGGATCGGCTGGAGGTCGGTCCACGTTCGATCCCAACGCGCCGGGCTTCGATTGCAGCGGGTTCGTGGCCTACGTGATGAAGAAGGCGTTTGGTGTGGACTTGCCGGCGTTCACCGGGTCGGCGTACACCGCGACCAGGCCGCTCGATCAGGGCGAGACGCCGGGCGCGGCGGGGCAGGTGGCGTTTTACAACATGGGCCAGTCCGACCCGCACTTGCAGCACATCGCGCTGAGCATCGGCAATGGCCAGGTGATCCAGGCCGGCGGACGGCGCAACGATGTCAACACCGACGTGGCCAACGACATCGGCACGCCTGAGTGGCGCGTGCCGGTTGGCATCCCAGACGCCATGGCACAGGCCGCACAGCAGGTAGTGGGTGCCGGCGTTCAGGCTGCACAGCAAGTGGGGCAGAACGCGCAACAGGCGGTGCAGCAGACTGCGCAGGGCCTCATCAACACGGTCGGCAATCTTGGCCAGGGTATCGGCAGCGCGTGGCAGCAGGCGGGGCAGCAGAACGCGGCCAATCCGATGATGCAGAACATGATCGCCTCGAGTGGGCCGAGTGCGATCAACCCAGGCATGCAGGGCCTTGGCGGGGCGATCGCTGGCGGGGTGAGCGCGCTCGGGCAGACCGGCGTTGCGCAGACTGCCGGCCAGATCGGGAGTGCGCTTGGTTTGCAGAACCCGCTCGACGCGGCGCAGGCGTACAGCCAGGTCGAGCAGAAGTACGGTGGCGGGTTGCAGCCGAAGCCGGGTGGTGGTGTGGCTTATCGTGTGCCGGACTACAGCAACATCACACCCGAGGATCAGCAGGTATTGACGAACGCCGCGATGGCAGTCGGCGGTATCACCCAACCGCCCACGCCAGAGGGCGCACCGCGCGTACCAACTCGAGGCTTACCGCCGAATGAGCCGCTTGCGACAGGTCCGCAGCCCGGTCAACTCGGGTTTGGCACTGAACTGCCGTTGGGTGGTCCTGTGCCTGTTGGCGCAGAGGCGCTTGGTCCCGCTGGTCCGCAGCGTGGCCAAATGCAGATTGGCGGCCAATTGCCCTACGGCGGGCCAGCGCCGGTTGGTGGTGAGGTTATCGGTCCAGCGGGCCCGCAGCCCGGCCAGTTCCAACTTGGCAGCGAACTACCCTACGGTGGACCACGACCGCCGGGTACGGAACCTCTTGCGCCCGGTGCACAGCCGGGGCAATTCCAATTTGGCAGCGAGTTGCCGCTCGGCGGACCTCGGCCGCCGGGTACGGAGCCGCAGGGGCCGGCGGGCGGTGAGTTCTATCGGCCGTCTGGCGCACCAACGTCTCCATACCCGGTGGCGCAGCAGCCCGCATTGCCAGGGGTTCAGCCGCCATCGGCTCCGGTCAACCCGGCTACGCCGTGGGACATCATTCGCACATCGCGGATTGGTGCGCTCGCTGGTGGTATTCCCACGGTGACCCATATCGCGCTCAACACACCACTTCAGGCCGGTTGGAAACTCTTTTCAAATACCGCGCAGGACATTGTCGAGCGGCATCCTGAGACGATCCCGATGCAGTTCGTGGGTGCATGGCAGGGGTTACGCAATTGGGCCATGAATGTCTCGCAGTTGGCTAAGGCGCCCGGTCCGCTGGCCGAGAGTATGGGCGGCGGTGCCGGTGCGCAAGCGCTCGAAACGGGGCTGCTCGGGCTGGTCAAGACGCATCCGATCTTGCAGGACCTGGCCGGTCAGGTCGGCGCCAGTATGGAGCTGTGGAGATCGGCAGCCAAACAGGCCACAGACAGTGGCCTGAGTCGACTATCGCCAGAATGGCAGGCCGAGGTTCAACGATTGGTGAGCAATCCGACCCCGGAGATTCAGGCCGCCGTAGACCGGGCACAGAACACGTTTTCACTGCGCGGGGCGATGGGTTTCCAGGGTCAGAAAGTGGCGGACTGGCTACAGAACAACGAACTCGGCCGGTTCGTCATGCCGTTCTTCAACATCGGCTACCACGTCGCCACTCAGGGAATCGAGCGGTCGCCGGCAGGGTTCATTGGTACAGCCTACGATGTGGCGCGCTCGAGGTTTGGTGCCGGCCCGTACGCCGCAGGCGCGACGAATGCCGCAGTGACTCCGCTGGCTGAGCGGTTTACCAACAATCTCGTCGGTACGGGCCTGTTCATGGAGGCGTACAGCCAGGCGTCACAGGGCAATATCACCGGTAACGGTCCTGACGATCCGAAGCAGCGCGCGGAGCTGATGTCGCAGGGCTGGATGCCCAACAGTACGCTGATCGGTGGTCGATGGGTCGATAACCACGTGCTCGGTCCGATGGGCTGGGCACTGGGCGAGGCCGCGAACCTGGCTGAAGCTCGAGGCGACACGCCCTACACGCGCGGCACAAAGCAGGCTACCCAGCAGGACGGCATGCAGCAGGCCGCGAGCTATCTGACGCGCATGGGTACTTATTTGCAGGATGAAACATTCCTGCGGTCGTTTGGGCAATTGCTCCAGGCCGCGGGTAGCGGCGCCCAGGCTGGGCGGATGGGTGAATCGGTATTGGCCAGCATGGCCGGTTCCCTGGTTCCGCAGGGTGGCCTGATTGCCAATGTCGCCTCAGCGGCGGACCCCTATGCACGCCGAGCGCAGCCGGGCGACATCGCCCAATCGTTGATGACGCGATTCCCAGGATTGCGTGAGCAGGTTCCCGCGCGCCTGACTGGTGCGGGCGAGCCTGAGCAGAACCCACAGTATGGTGCTGGCGTGCTACTGCCGCGGTCAGGTACGGGCCAGCCCAGCCCTATCCTGGGGCTCCTGTCAGGGGCTGGCATCACGCTGCCGACGACGCCGCCCCAGAACATCAGCTACTCTGGCCGGCAGCTCACGCTCAGTCCGGACGAACAGCAGTTGAGGCAGCAGACGCTCGGCCAGCGACTGCAACAGACGATGCAGAGCTATCTCGGCTCGATACAGTTCCAGCAACTTCCGCCGGGGCAGCAGAAGCGCGCGCTCGAGCCGTTGGTCCGCGCGGCCGAGCAGTACGCGGACCAACGGGTGATCGCGGCTATGGCGCCCGATGACCGCAAAGCACGCCTGGCAGCCGCGCCACGAACTGGGGCCTACGCGCCGGTCTATCCCACGGCAGGCGCGGGACTGGCCGGCATGGTGGCGCAGGAGTCGACTGCGGCTCGGCAGCGGCAGTTGCAAGCCGACGCGGCTCGTCAGCAGATGATTACCGGCACACGGCTCCGCAGTTAGCGGCGGCGGGGCCGTAGCCCGTAGGCCAGCCAGATCAGCCCGCTGCCGAGCGCTAAGAACACGATCGGCAAGAGTCGCTGATTGTCTGGCAGCATGTACAGCGTCATGGCCAGGACCAGGCCCAGCAACGTGACCAGTGATTTGAGCACGCCTTCACTGATCGGCTGCTGTTTGTCCTGAGTTTTTTGTTCGTAACCTTCGTTCCAGTATTCGCGTGTCATCCGTTGTCCCATCCCGCGCGCATTGTGCGGGCTGGTTTCCTATCTTTCAAGGTGAGTGCTATGCTCACCTTGTATCGTCCTACCGAGGCAACTCGAAGGGCCGCGGGGCTGACCCCAGACCGTGGCCTTTTTTGTTGTCTTCGGATCGGACGGTCAAGACAGCATGGCAGGTCCCGCAGCAGCCACACCCGAAGCACCCGCTGGGGTATCGATCGAGCTTGGCCCAGATACGAACCTCTACCCAGAGGGAATCCGGCCAGTCGAGACGCCACCGCCGGCGCAGGAATCGGAACAAGCAGCCGCACCGCCACCGCCGTCTGAAGACGCAGGATCGGAAGAAGCCCCCAAAGAGGGCGAACCGAAGGGCTCCCGTCGACAGAAGGGCGAGGATGCGTACCAGCGGGGCATTCGAGAGGGACGCGAAGCCGCCGAAAAAGCACGTACCGAACGTGAGACAGGTGAGGCCCGTGAGAAGGCCACGGCCGACGAGCAGGCCCGTATCCGGCAACTCTTCCGTGACCTTCGGTCACCGGAATATGACACGCGCACGAAAGCGGGTGAGGAACTCTCGGGCCTGGTTGACACCCACGAGCTCAACCAGTCTATCGAGGTTCGCACCCGCACGGCGGTGTTGCAGGAGATCGCGGACGGTCTGAAATCGTTTGGCCAGCTCGACGGCGTGGGCGATGAGGGACACCAGTCCCTTTTGGCCGCGAAGACGCCGACCGAGTTTGCCGAGACGGCGTTCAAGCTTGGCCAGAAGCAGGCGAAGTCACAGGCCGACGAGAAGATTGCCGAGTTGGAGGCGCAGCTCGAGGCCGAACGTGGCAAGCACGCGGCGCGGTCCCTCTCTCCGGAACGCAGCAATGGCTCCAATGGTGCAGGCGCGCGTCTGACCCTGGAGCAGTACCAGCGCATGACTCCCGCCGAGGTTCGCAAGGCAGGCATCACGTCAGCGGACATTGATCTGATGACGGCTGAGCTGATGCAGGAAGCAGAGCGTGCGCGCCGTTAGTTAAGGAGCCCGGGCTTGGCCAACGTCACTATTACGACCGCGGCGCTCGATATCGACCAGGTGTGGTCCCCGGAGTTGAACCGGGCGATCCAACTGGACATCGTCATCGCGGCACTATTCGACGACAAATCGTCGCTGGTCGACCAGCACGGCAATACCATCAATCTTCCGTCACGTCACAACCTGACCGCTAACGCGAAGGCGGCGGGTTCCGCGCTCACGCCTCAAGCCATCACCGAGACGCAGCAGCAATTCGTCTTGCCGATGACCAACGGTCACCGTGCCATCGCGCAAGAGATTGAGGATATCGCCGAGATTCAGTCTCGTTACGACATTCGTAACGAGACGACCGTGGCGGGCGCCTATGCGCTGGCGCGCCAGCAGGACGTGGACGCCGGGTCACTGTTCTCTACGAACGCTACGCTCACCCAGGGTACGCTCGCCTCGGAACTGCTTGACGACAACCTGCTCGGTGCGCGCACCAGTCTGCGGAACAACGCGGCGCCGCGGCCGTGGTACTTTGCTGTCCCCCCAGCCACGTACTCGGGCTTGCTCAAGCTCGACAAGTTCGTCAACAAGATGTATGGCGCGGCCGAGGACGGTTCTGCTATCGAAGATGGCAAGATCGGCCAGATTTACGGCGCGGACGGTTACGAATCGCAACTGCTCACCGGCACGGCGCCGAATGCGTCAGGTGCGTTCTGGTCGAAGTCCCACTACTTCAAGGCCATCCAGCGGGAGCCAACCACCCATACGTGGTACTCGCCACTCGATCTCGCCTGGATCGTGTCAATGGACACGATCTACGGCATGTTCGAACGGCTGGAAGCTGACGAACTCGCGGCTGCCACCACGAACTCGATCAACTGGTCTGTAAGGCTCCAGTGCATCAAGTGAGTCCGAATCTGCTCCTACGCGCGGATCATGGACGCAAGTTGTACGTGATGTACTACCGCGTCAGGACACCGGCGACCGCGAGCGGTGAACAGGTCCAGCGTGCCAAACAGCAGGGCCTCGAACGCATGATTCGCGACCTCGGGCGTCGGGACTGGGTCTTTGTCTCACCTGATCCAGTTCCGATGTCCGGCCCGTATCCGGTCGTTCCCCGGAAAGGCTTCGGCAAGCGGCCGAACACTCCCAGACGCAAGCCCGGCCGACCATCGGCACGTTTCGCTCCACCCGACGATTACACCTGGCGGATTTCCACGCTGCCCCAGTTCGACCAGCACACGGCACGCTTCCTGACCGATTACGTCGAGTGGGAGTTCGCCGCCACGTTCCACCGGCCGACGCTGGTCACCGAATACATTCCGCCCGAGGAAGGCAACCCCCACAAGTTATGGCAACCACACTTTCGACAGCCGAGCCCAACGCGGTAGAGGCTGACGACGCCAACGCTGGCTACGTCTACTACCGTTTGACTGACGGCTGGATCGCCGCCGGCGACTGGTCGGGCCTCGAGGAATCCAAGAAGCTTCGCCGAGGCTATCAGGCGCTGCACCAGTACGGCTACCACGACTTCAACGCCTATTACGTCGAGCATCCGTTCGAGCCGTTGTTTCAGAGCGGCGGCGCCGAGGCGATGTCGGTTGCCCAGATAGTCGCCAACGGATTCCACCTGCGTCCTCCGCTCGTGCCAACGTGTGGGCGGCAGACCGGTCGCAAGGGTCATCTCGCGCACCGGGCCACTTGCTGGCGTGGCGCCAAACCGGTCGAGTTCCCGCAGCTCGAGGGTCTGGAGCTACCGGGCGTGCAGACGTGCGAATACTGCGGCGTGGATCACTTTCCCACTCCGCAAGCGCTCAAGCAGCACATCCAAGTCATGCACAATGACCGCAAGGACCAGGAGGCGATTGTCGCGGGCATCGTCGGTGGGCTCAAACAGGTCACCGGGCAGGGTAGCGGTGGACTGGAAACGTTGGCTCAACTGCTCAAGAACCCGGACGCGCTCGAGGTCCTGCGTGCGCTCGTTGGACCACAAGCGTCGCCACCAGCACAGAAAAGCTGGTCGCCGGAGAAGCGTGCCGCATTATCGGCAAAGTTGAAGCAGACGCACGCGGCTCGCAAGGCCGCTCAGACCTCGGCGGCTTCCCCCGCTGAGGAATAGGCAGGAAGGCTTCCCCCTCAAATGCCAGGCACACGCGTTCAAACCAATTCCGTTTGCGATTCTATCCAGGGCTATAGCAGTGCTGCTGTCACTGCAAACCTTGTCCTGTGGAAGTACATCGCGGTCACCTACGGCCGATTGAAAGGGATCAAGTTCTACGCTGGTACCGCGGGTACCGGTGGTGGCAACACGGTTTGCGACATCACCATCAACGGCACATCTGTCTGGTCAGTGGCTGGCAACAAGCCTACCCTCCTGGCTACCGCCACCGGCGAGTTCGCCAACAGCGACCCAGATGTCGGCTCGTTCAAGCCGGGCGATCGGATCGTGATGTCGGCTTTGTCGATCAGCACCACTGGCCATGCCGACCTGTACGGCGTAGCCGCGGTCGTCGTCGACTGATGGTTGGCGCTCTCAGTCAGGGTGGCGTCATCGGTAACGAGGTCTTCAACGCCGAGCGTAAATGCCTCATCACCGATGCCAGCACCACGGTGTTGAAGGCCACCCGCGGGAAGCTCGCGCACGTCAGTATCTGGGCTGTGGGCACAACCTTCACGCTGGATATTTACGACGATCCGGTTACCAGCAACAACCGCGTGTGGCAGTGGGTGACCGCTGATGGCAAGAAAGACGTCGACCTGAACTTTCCGATGGCCAACGGCATTGTTGCGATCACTGGTGGCACACCGGGCGGGATCACCATCACGTTCTCGTAGGACCATGCCGGCGCTCACCCATCTGTCTGGCGCAGACGCTACCAATCTGCTCAGCCTTGGCCGGCCGAGCGCTGGTGACGTGGCCTATGCACGGGCAATTTATACGGCGTGGCGGACGGCGAACCCGTTTGCCACGCCGGCTCAGGCTGAGGCCCAGATTCAGACGGCTATCGCCACGTTGTGGCCCTCAGCGCCGGTGCAGATTCGCGTGCATGTATTCGACCTGACGGTGCCAACGATCGGCGTACACGTTGCCAACCTGGGTGAGCCGATCCCGGCGCAATGGTGGGTGACTCCGTAAATGGCGATTCTATTTTCGGATGCGTTCGAATCTGGCAACTATACCGGGTGGGCAGCTACGACGGTGAGCGGTGCGGGCTCCACGTTGACCGCGAATGGTGCTTCAGCTCACGCCGGGAGTTTCGGTTCTGATGCACTGGTAACTGGTGGGGGTGGTAACGAGGCGACGTGCAAAGGGACGACTGTTACCACCACGACCAGCGTGTTGAGTGCACAATGCCAATTCCGAGTGCATCAGAACAATGTGGGTGGCGGCGAAGTTTACCTGCTGCAATTGCATGATGCGAACGATACGCATGGCGTCAACTTTGAGAACAACGCCGGCACGTGGAGCCTCATTTACACCAACCGCGCCGGGTCCGTAGTCAGGGTCAGTCTGACGCAGCAGACGTTCACCACCGATACGTGGTACCTCGTTGAGATGCTCTCGGACTGGTCGGGCGCGAACCAGATTTATCAGGTCTACATCAACGGTACGCTCGACACCACGACGACCGATTCGTCGGTAGGCTCGAATCGGGTCTACGCGAAGGTGCTCGGTGGCATCTACACCGCTAACGGCATGGCTGGCAATTTCGAGACGTACACCGACGAGTACAAGGTGGGTGATGCGTACATTGGCGCGGGTGGCGGGGTGCCGTTCGAGATGCAGCAGGAAGCGCTGGCAGGCGGCTTCCGCCAGATGTCCGGTGGGATGGCATAGGTGCGGGAAATTGCCAAGGGTGCGACCTCGCAAACGCTCTACGTGGTCGCGCTGGATTCCGCGTCGACGACCGGCGGTCGCAAGACCGGCATCGCCTACAATGCGGCTGGCCTCACGGCCTACTACGTCCGTAATCGGGCCGCCGCTGTGGCGATCACGCTGGCTACGCTGGCATCGTCGAGTGCGGCGTGGTCATCCGGCGGGTGGGTGGAAGTGGATGCCACCAACGCGCCGGGACTGTACCGCCTCGACGTCCCGGACGCCGCATTCGCGACAGGAGCAGATAGCGTGGTAGTCGTAGTTCGTGGCGCCGCTGGCATGGTGCAGGTGGAAGAAGAAGTGCTGCTCGTGGCCTACAACCCGCAGGACGCCACAGCGCTCGGCCTGAGCCGATTGGACGCGGCGATCTCCAGCCGGCAGGCAACCTC